AGGAAGTCTTGTTATTCTCGATCAAACCGTCCCGACACTCGTATAGCCCATGAACAAGCAACAAGGGCCAGTCCTCAGCTTGAAGCAGCTGAGGGAGTGCGTCAATCCGTGCGTAAAGCCAACCTACACCATAGTCTTTGTTAAAGGACACATGGTGGGAGGAAAGGGCATCATCCAAATCAAGGATGAGGCCCCCATCTCCGGTCTCAATGTCAACCCAAGAGATATTCTTCTTGGGCTGAGCAGGGATCGCTAGACCCCGAAGAGACTTTGGAATCCGAGTAAGCACATGTACCCAGACAGCGCGAAGCCGACTGTCACAACCGTAACCACGGTTGCGACGATAAGCAGCGCGCCTGAGACCATTAGCCATTCGGAAAAGACTTTGTACATTGGAAATTGACCTTTTTTGAAAATAGGGACGGACGTTTTCACCGCGAAAGAAATCAGCGCCGCAGGACTCTCGGAAATCACCGGAAGAGAAACTCTTATCGGTGTTAACCTTGAACCCACAAACGCTGAGAACTTTTACCAGCAAGTCGACAGACTCAACTGGAACGGTGATATCGTCACCATAAGCACGGACGAGATGGCTCTTTAGACCATCTGTGCACCCAAGCGCGATAGCATAAAATATCATGCTTTCTAGCTCAAATGTGAATCCGTTGCCCATCGAACTGAACTTCTCATAAAAGAAAGGTAAAGGGAGAGGTTCCCCCTCTTCACCCGCGAGTAGTCCACTCTTAGACCGTACCCAATCCATGGCAACAAACCATGGCTCAGGAATAAGGTCACGGACGACCTCGATAGCAAGCGTATCGCTGGCCATTGAGAGATCTATGGTGGCGACGGTACCGGTTATGCTCCCAAAACGCGCAAGTTCCTGGTTGGGAACTTGATCGTCGAGGTCCAATCCTGCCTTTTTGAGGCGCGATCGGATAAGAGCACCTAAGCCCAATTGGGCGAAGATGTTCATTTGTGGTTCGATAGCAATGCTTCGTTCCACTAGAGCGGTCTTCGGTACCAACGTTACTTTGTTGCTAAGAACCTTCTCTACGGATATAGGCCGAAGTGGCCCAATATCTTCCGGCCCAAAGCCGGATAGAGCGCGTTCCCACGACGGGTGGCATCGAGCCAGCGCCGCCGCGCCATCAGCGAAGTCTGCTGTCGCAGAAATTCGTGACAGCTTATGGTAAGCTGAAACGCGAGTCCCCTTGTTAGAGGTATCCGCGCCCGGCCCGAACCTGCACCGATAAGCCCACGCATTCGCCGAAAGTGAACCAAGCCAAGAAGCAATTTTCCGTCGAGCAAAATGTAGAACTTGCTCAACGTCAGGCTCGAAGCCTGAACTCCTTGACTCGATCCACAGACGGTTCGTGCGCTGACACTGCCTTTCCGCCTCATTGAATTTCTCCAATGTGGGCGTCCTTCGGTCGAACCCTTTAAAGGGGTACTTCTTCAGGAACGCAACGGCTTGGTAGTCGTTACGTAGAGTTTCCTCGTCAATATAACGAGACGGCTCGAAAGCCGCCTCCAGGACCTCTTTTAACTGACCATTACTGGCCAGCAAAGAAAGTCCTAGAGACAAGGGCGTGTCAAGTGCAGACCACAACTGGTTAGCAACGTCAAGAACCAGACTTTCTGGGTTCTTTACGAGGAAGTCTCTTGCGAGCTCCCTCAGTACGCTTCTTCGATTTCGCATCGAGCGAGGCATTTGCAACTCCTTTTTCGCTATCGGCTTCGCGCCGAAAAGTGAGCCAGCTGACCAGGATCGGTAAAACGATCCTGAGCCAGGGAGCCATCAGTACATCCCTTCTAGGTCCTTCACGTGCGCCAGGTAAAAGGCGTGGGCAGCAAAATTCTTGCTGGCCGCGTACAGTTCCTGACGTTCCGCCAAGGTAGCCGCGACGGGAATGATGAGCTCCGTGTTGCATCTCGATGTGTAGTCGACCAAACCAGTGGTGACGTTCACAAACGGGCGCGCGAACTTTACAAGAACGCGCGTTACACCCTTGCTCGGATCTGAGGGTCGCTTCAGTTCAGAGGACACCGTGCGAAAACCGCCCGGCGTACCCTGCGCTGTATCGGCCCACTGAGCCAAGCCTCCGTTGATTTGCAGTACCGTATAATTCACGGCTGCAGCAGCGTAGTTGTTGAGGGTGAGAGTGGCCATTGCTGGCATAATGATGCTCCTATGTCCATTGAAGGACGTGGTATGCTAACGGAGGATTCCGTAGGCACTAGGGGTTGTAATTCGGAGAACGACGTTTGGGAGGTAAACCATACATACTCTGCTTATCAAGGCCGGGTATGCGGTCACCTCTCGACAACTGACGCCAGAGTGCAGCAGTAGTGACGATTCTCCTTGCGGAGAGACCGTCAGCAAAGTGCACCCGAATCGTCGGCTGTCCGCCGTCCCATGAAGCGCGGGAATAGCGACGCATGGAATAAAACGTGCGGGGGAAAGTCCCCTGCAGTTGCCATTCGTTGCTGCTCAAAGAGTGATAAAACTCGCCCTTCAGCGATTCTTCTACGCTGGAGAACCCGCTTAACACCTTTATTCCCTGCAGACCTGAAAGTTGTTCCAACCAGGTTCCGACATCGATGAACCAATCGAAGACGAAACTGAATGGAATCAATTCCCAGGCAAAGAGCGCTGCGTCTGTTAAACCTAGACCCAGCTGTGCTGCAGTAGCCGCACTGGTGTATTCAAGCTCCAGAAGCAACCCTGCATTAGCCTTTATAAGACAGCCGCCATCTTTCTCAGGCCTCCAGTTATACTTCACTGCAGTACCGAGTGGATAGGGAGCCGTCGCTGTGCCCTGAACATCAGGAGCTTTCAGCGACATAAGCGTCTTTCCTCTTGTGGAGAATCGAGGCTTGCGTCCAGCTGTCTCTTCGACTTGCTGAGCAGCAAACTCAGCCAGCCCTACGACGTCAGACACCAGAGGCATCCAACCATAGCTCCAAGCGAGCCAATGGTTTGATGCTCCCTTAGTGGGTTTCTTGACGCCTAAGGCTTTAGCGACTGTCTTAAGGTCGCCCCTCCGAAAGGCTGTATAAGCCTTTCCGAGTGTTCTCGCAGTGTCAGCAATCATGTTGACGGTCTTTCGACCCTCACCAAGAGTAACTGCCACGTTTATCTTCATGTCCCGAGCCTTTTTAAGGGCCTTGCTCTTTGCATCTGCAACGGCGTTAGCCGAAACAGTAGCTAAGAGGGCTCCACCAGCAGAACTCCAATCAGGACCGCCCACGAAGGGTCGATCCCAGTTGAGAGTTCCTTTGGTTCCGGAGTCAGCATAAAGAAAGGTCAACGAATAGTTCGGCTGTTTCCAGCTAACCATTCGCTCCGACATAGGTTGCGTCGGCAAGTACCCATTAGCAGCGAGAAACGTTTTCCAACCTGCGGTAGTCCACCAGGACCGAAATTTCCAGTTCTGGCAGTTGACATACGTACTACTCTCTATAATAGCAGAAGTAGTAATCGAGTCGAAGTTGCCAAAGACGGAACCCGGGGTACCAAACGCCACATAGTCGTATTGCCATTGTGACGGATGGTTATTGAACCCTAGATTCCATGTCTTTTGCTTGTTCGCCACGAGATGTCACCGCGAAGAGAGGTTGGAGAGTCCACGAAAACGTGGAAGACACCACCGGAAGAGGTACCCAAGTCCCTGACTTAAATAAGTCATGACGATGTTGTAGAAGCCAGCAAAATCAGTACCGGCTTCGCAGATCGACTTCGGACTAGGTACCCC